GGAACTGAGAATGACGATCTCGCAGAAAAAGACTACAAACCATTCTTAGCGAATCGCTCATTATCGTTTCATGCAGATTCAATTCTGTATGCAAACGAAATGAATCGTATGGGTCATCTAGATAATCTATTACAATATGACTTCTATATGAAAAGCCTTCGAAGTCGCAAAAGATTTAGTAAGTGGTTAAAGCCAGAAGAATCTAAGAAATTAGACACAATTCAAGAAGTTTATAAATGTAATCTTAGAAAAGCGATAGATATTTCAAAGATTCTGACGGATGAACAGTTTGAAGTTGTGAAAGACTATATCTATACTGGAGGAACGAAAAAGTAGATTATTATAAATACTAGATATATGTATCAAAGGTGCTTGTAATGAATATAATAGTCGATAATATGATTGAAGTTCTATTAGAATCACCCGACGATTTTCTAAAGATTCGGGAGACTCTAACACGTATTGGTGTGGCTTCTAAAAAAGATAAAAAAATATTTCAATCTTGTCACATTCTACATAAACAAAATAGATATTTCATTGTTCACTTCAAAGAGCTTTTTGCGTTGGATGGAAAGCCTACGAATTTTTCTGAGGATGATGTTGCCCGTAGAAATACGATCAGCAATCTTCTTGCAGAGTGGAATTTATATAAACTCATCAATCCTGAAAAGACAAAAAGCCCAGTTGCTCCAATATCACAGATAAAGATTATTGCATATAAAGAAAAGTCTGAATGGATATTAGAGCAAAAATATAATATAGGAAAAAAACGATCTAGTTGAAACTGCGTTATAAATAAATTTAGAGGTAATCAGTCGATTATCTTTGAATGAACTGCCTTCGGGGGTTCAATTTTAATCTTGCTTGAATTTAAGGAGAATTGTATGACACTATTAGACCTACACAAATTTGATCCGTTTTCTATTGGCTATGATAAGATGTTTGATCGATTTGATCAATTCAATGCTGCCCGCAGCGTCGCCACTGGATATCCTCCATATAATATCAAAAAAACAGAAAAGAATTCATACGTCTTAGAATTAGCTATCGCGGGTTTTTCTAAACCTGACATCGATATCGAATTAAATGACGGTTGTCTAACTATTTCTGGATCAATCAAACCCGAAGAATCCAAAGCTGAGTTTCTTCATAAGGGAATTGCTGATCGATCTTTCAAACGAAAATTTGAATTAGCTGACAGTGTTGAGATTAAAAGTGCAGATCTGATTAACGGTATGCTCAAAATTTCATTAGAGTATGTAATAGCTGATAATAAGAAGCCAAAAAAGATTGAGATTAACGACTCTGAAAATCTGACTGTTCGTGGTAAAGAATTTTTGGTAGAGACTAAATGATGGATAAACTTATGAATATTCTTTATTGTATGAGCTCTTATCTAAAGGAAATCAGACAACTTAGAGCCATGGCTAGAAAACGAACATAAGTAATGTGTAAGAAGAGAAGGGGGCTTACGCCCCTTTCTTTATAAATAGAAAATATTATAAGGATATATTTTCTATGTCATTCGTATTTACAAAAAAACATCTCGAGGAAATTCTTCCAAATACATCATATTTAGATGAATGGTATTCCGCTTTATCTAAATTACTTCCCGAATATGATATATCGACTCCAGAAAGAGTCGCAGCTTTCATGGCTCAATGTGCTCATGAAAGTGGGGGATTTAAAACACTGAAAGAAAATTTAAATTATAAAGAAGAAAGTCTTTGTAAAGTATTTCCAAAATATTTTCCTAATGTTGAATTAGCAAGTCAGTATGCTCATCAACAGGAAAAGATAGCAAATAGAGTTTATGCAAGTCGCATGGGTAATGGTGACGAAGCTAGTGGTGATGGATATCGTTATTGTGGTCGAGGATTGATTCAACTAACAGGAAAAGATAACTATACTGCATTTGCAGAAAGTATTGAAACTCCTGTAGAAGAATTGCCAGAATATCTTTCGACGTTTGAGGGCGCTGTTCAATCTGCATGTTGGTTTTGGGAAACAAATAATTTAAATCAATATGCTGATAATGGCGATATTTTAACAATGACCAAACGTATTAACGGCGGAACTATTGGACTTGAGGATCGAAAAAAACATTATGAACATGCTCTGCACGTTTTAGGAGTGTAAATGGAAACAAGTCAATTGCTAATGTTTGCTCAAATAGCAGAAATAACATACAGTAATCCTAAAGATTCTAAAACTAAATTTAAAGAACTAGGCTATACTATCGTAGAGTTCTTTGATATTGATGGAGCGCAAGCATACTTACTCAAGGGAATCGACTCACATGTATTAAGTTTTAGAGGAACAGAAGTAACAGAAAAGAGTGATGTATTAGCTGATTTAAAAGCTGGTAAGAATATTGAACCGTGTGGTGGTAAAGTTCATGTGGGTTTCAAAGGCGAAATCAATAAAGTATGGCCTTCAATTGAAAAAGCTCTGATCAACATTGATTCATTATATGTAACAGGACATAGTTTGGGCGCAGCAATGGCAACTATCGCCGCCAGTAGAATGCAGACTAAAGTTATAGCACTGATTACATTCGGATCACCAAGAGTCGGAAATGAGGAATTCGTTAATAGTATTTCCGTTCAACATTATAGAGTTCAAAATAACTGCGATGATGTAACAAAAGTTCCGTTCAGATTTATGGGATTTAGACATCATGGTCAACATAAGTATATGAATTTTTATGGAGAATTTAGAATCCTAACTCCTTGGCAACAAGTAAAAGACATGGTGAGGAGTAGAATAAAAGCTAGAAAAAAAGGAGAAAAATTTATCGGTGTGTTTGATCATCTAATGGCAAACTATATTGCCAAACTAAGAAAATCAAAAGAAGAATAACATGGAATTAGAACAAATGAAGGAAAAGATGAGTGCTGGCGAAGCCAAGGGTGCGATGATCGAAAAAGTAACATTTGCTATATTGCCCATTATGTTTACCTGTGTGGTGTATTTGATGAATGCGCTGTCTCATGTTAATCATCAGTTGACCATTCTCGAAGGCAAGATGCAGTTGGTGGTGACATCGGACAACAAACAAGCACCAAACATGGGTGCTGAACTGGCTCGTGAAAAACTACGACAAGACTTCATGCAGGCTAACACAGAAGCACTAGCAAGAAGCGGTGCCAACAAAGCAGTGCTGGACACATTGGTATGGCGTGAGCAAGAGTTGGAAAAGCACAAAGAGAAACAAAGTAACAATGCTGGGAAGAAGTAATATGGAAAATTCTAGCGAAGATTGGATGCAAAAAAAATGGAGACCTGCTATGGGTTGGACTTATATGATTATTTGTTTATTGGATATGGCAGTATTTCCAGTTATTTGGAGCTTGGCTCAAGTCTTAACTAAGCAACCTCTTTCACAATGGATGCCACTCACATTACAGGGTGCTGGATTATTTCACATTGCAATGGGTGCAGTATTAGGTATTGCGGCATTTGGAAGGACTCAAGAAAAAGTAGCTGGTGCAGCAAGTAATGTTGAACCTGCAAAGCCTACAGCGATTGTATCAACAACTACTATAAAGAAACCAGTTCCTGCTGAGGATCAATCACTATAAGGATATGATATGAGCTCATCAATTTTAATTGTATCACTGCTATTCTTTGGATTAAATAGCAGTGTGTATGCAGCTGAGAGTAAGAAAGTTTGTAAAAATGTAACTGTAAAAGGTAAGACGACTGAAAAATGTAGAACGGTGAAAATTCACAAAAAACTTGATGGTAAGAAAGTTCCAGAAAAGGCGAAGAAAAAATAATGGATAATATATTGATTATACGATTGATTAGCGGTGAAGAAGTTATTGCGAATATGTCACTGTCAGAATCTAGTGTTACCTTAAAGGCGCCGGCATCTATAATTATTCAAGCAGGTCGCGATGGTCGACAATCTATGGGACTGGCTGATTATTTGATGTTTGCAGATAATAAAGAAATTCGAATTTCAACTCAGCATATTTTATTTTCATACGAACCTAATGCAGATCTTAGAAATGCGTATAATTCTGCATTTGGTTCTGGAATAGTTGTAGCAAAAACTACAGGAAATATTATTCCCTTTTCAAAATAGACCTTTACATTTAGTTGTAAATGAAGTATAATACTATATTGACTTATTGGAAATACTTTGAGCAAATTCTATACATCAGCTATTCTGTGGGGAGATAATGTTCTTGTTCGTGGATATGATGACGACGGAGCATTCTCCAAAAAGGTACACTATAAACCAAAACTATTTGTTCCTGCAAAAAACAAATCAGACGCCTCTTGGTCTAGCATCGAAGGACAACCCCTAGAACCAATAGAGTTTGACTCTATCACTGAAGCTAAGAACTTCATCGAAAATTATAAAAATGTTACAGGGTTTCCTATCTATGGATTTTCTAGATATGAATATGCTTGGCTGAATGAAGAATATCGAAATGAAGTTGTATACGATGTTGATAGAATTCGAGTTGCTAATATTGATATCGAAGTATATTCTGGAAACGGATTTCCAAATGTAACTTTGGCAAGTGAAGAAATTACATCAATTACACTTAAGAAAGATAAAACTTTCTATGTGTTTGGCTGTAATAATTATGAGCCGCAACGCGACGATGTAAAATATATTCATTGCAAGAATGAAAGACATCTATTGATGGCGTTCTTAGATGAATGGGAACGCTACGGCGCACCAGATATTTTGACTGGATGGAATATATCTTTCTTTGATATTCCATATCTAGTCAATCGTATTCGTCAGGTTCTTGATGAAAAAGAATGCAAACGTCTTTCACCATGGAAACATATAAATGAAAAGACGACTAAATTCATGGGGAAGGAGCATACATTAATAACGATCGTCGGCGTTGCAGTTCTTGATTATCTTGAGATGTATAAGAAGTTTACATATACTCAGCAAGAATCTTATCGTCTAGATCATATAGCATTTACTGAACTTGGTGAAAAGAAATTAGATTTTCACGAACTAGGTTACGAAACTCTTCATGAATTTTATGAAAATGATTTTGTAAATTATATTAATTATAACATTCGAGATGTTGAGCTTGTAGACAAACTAGACGATAAGATGAAACTTATCGAGATGGTTTTAACTCTAGCATATGACGCTAAAGTTAATATGGCAGATACTTTCACACAAGTGAAGATGTGGGATGTTATCATTCACAATCATCTATATAAAAAGAATATTGCTATTCCACTTTCTGGCGGTGGCCATAAGTCTGAACAGTTTATTGGCGCTTATGTTAAGGATCCACAAGTCGGATCGAGCGATTGGGTGATGTCATTCGACTTGAATTCATTGTATCCACACTTGATCATGCAGTATAATATTTCTCCGGAAACTATGCTGAAAGGTAAGAAAGCGGATATATCTATTGATCACTTTCTAAGTGATAAACCTTTGCCGCTTATCGACGGATATTGTCTTGCACCAAATGGAAGCTATTTTAAAAATGATAAGCAGGGATTTCTTCCTGAAATTATGGAAAGACTCTATGCAGATAGAACGATCTATAAAGAGAAGATGATTGTTTCTCAGAAAAAATATGAAGTAGCAAAAACTCCAGAAGAGAAGAAAAA